GTAAGCAATACCCGCTTTTTTAACCATAGCGTCTTGGAATACATCGCTAAGAATGCGGTATCCGTTGTGCTGTTGAAACTTATAGCTAACAAATTGGGTGGCCTGTTCTGCCATTGCAACATCTTCTGGGCCACGCGGAACAAACTCAACCGGCTTTTCATTAGACAAAAAGATGCGCTGAATAGAAGGCTTCATGCCACGCACAACTTCACGGCATTTTGTTGCTACAACCCGTGACCGGCCCTCTTCATAGCCAATGTCAACTTCCCCATCAAAGTAACGCTGGGCTTTAATCCTTTGGGGCGCTACTTCGCTGTCAATAAAATCTTGAGCATCCTCTATTGCTTTGGAAACAATGCTTTCAATCTGTACTTCGTCTAATGGTTCTAAACGCATTTTGCTTCCTTTATCGTGCCATATTCAACAAACCTTGGCGATTTGTTTCTTGTGTTACTTGCTGCACAGTACCTCTCCGAACACCAGCCCGCGCAGCGCCAGAAAGTCTCTCAATACTACCTATTAAATTCTGCAACCCTTCTGTGTCTGTTAATGCGCGACGAACAACGTCTGGATTTTCTGAAAGTAAAACAGATAGTATTTGCGTTCTTTGTTTTTCGTTTAAATCTGGTTTTAAACTTTCTGCAATTTTCATTCCAACTCGCATAGCTGTCATAGGGTTGAAAATATTGCTTATATCTTCAGCCGTTATGTCTGCGCCAGTGCGCTTACTTGCCTCTTGTACTAATGCAGTAGACGGGCCTTTTATGATTTCGCCCATAGCTGTTTGTGAAGTTGCCGCTTGCTGCACTTTTTGCAAAGTATCTTCAATTTTATTTGGTGGGTAAATTGCTCTAAAAATCTTACCTTCTTTTGTTTCAGCATCACGCAACTTATTCATCAAATTAGTGCCGCCAGCTTGTTCTATTTTTTGCCTGATGTTTGCCAAAGCCCCAGCCCGTAATGACCTTAATGCCTGTTCATCATCTAAAATATCACGCAGATACAAATCCACATCATCGGAAGATTTATTTAAAATTGACAATCCATAATCATATGCATCTCTAGCCGTTCTGACTTGGGATGCATTGCGCCTCACAGATTGCAACTCATCAGACTGTTGATTGATTAGTGTTTCTAATTCTGTTCTGACTTCAGCATATCTGTTGCCCATTGGATTTCCAGATCGGAACATTTCTTGGGCTTTGTCTCTGAAGTATCGTCTAGCAGCTTCACCTTCCTCTAATGTTGGCGCTCTAAGAAGTACAAACTCACCATCTTTTTTTCCAATAAGCTTTGTGCCTTTTGAAGTACCTGTTACGAAATCATTTAATTCTTCTGCTATTCTAGGATATTGAGAGATGCTTGATTGCATTGCATTTGCAATATCTAAATCTGCGGGCGACTTGAACAAAGGCACATTTTTATATGCTTTACCTTCAGCCCGTTTAACTTGAGCATCAAAATCTGCTTGAATTGCTTTTGGATTTTTGCCAGCATCACTTGCATTCAACGCTAAATACTGCTCAATTTCCCCCATTGCTTCATCGCGCTTGAGTTTGGGTCTGCCGATTATATTTGCTGCCTGATCGCCCGAAAATGTCTGCCGTACCATTGTTTCACCAGCACCACCTTTTGCCATCAAACTTCGTACAGTCATTCTCAATGTTTCATTTTCAGCCATTATCTCGCCATTAGCGACACGCTCTGCTATTTCATCTACCGTTAATCCAGTGGCGTCTGCTAACCGCTGCAATTCTGCTTGAACAGCTTTTCCACCTCGCGGGCCAAAAACATTTTTTGCTGTTGATATTAAAAAATTAGCTCCAACCGCGACAGGGTAAGTAGCCGCTTGAGCAACAGGCCCAAAAGTAGCCCCTAAAGCTGTTCCCGCAGCAGTGCCTTTCAGCCGTTCAGCAGCACCACCTTCTGATGTTCCAAACCCATAAGCCGCACCTTCAACAGCACCAATTTTAGCTGCTTGTTTTGCACTCTCTGCAATCTTTTGCATCCGTGATGCGGTGGCTGGCAAACTTGATCCTCTTGTCGCAAATGCAGCAGCAGCAGCAGGAATTGCAGCACCACCTATTTCTGAAACTGCGGAGCCTATCGGAAACTGCTGACGATATTGATCCAGCATTTGACGCTCACGACCTAACGCTTCATAATATGGCGCACTTGCTTCACTTTCTTCACCGCTAACCGCTGCTGCTAAAGCTGCTTTAGGTGATGATGCTGCCGCAATCGCTTCATCTGATAATCCAAAAGTAGCGCCCTGCAATGCAGCGCGACCAACTCTACGCGGTTTAACAGAATTATATATTTCTTCTACCGCATCGCTGCGCTCTACTAATGACATAGATTGCCATTTTTCTTTATCTTTTATTGTAATCGGTGGCAGACCCTCAATGAAGATTTCATTGCCCACTACTCTCACATCTGGTTTAACAGCCATAAAGCCACCTACTTGCCAAATTCAACGGTTAAACCGCCGCTTGTTGTAATTGTTTTGCCATCACTTGTTGCGGTGAAACCACCAGCATCTACTATCAATTTTTTGATGCTTGCGACTGTTGCATTTTGCTCCCACATTTGACGATCAACATCTAGCATTGCTTTTTCAGCATTTTGTATTGTTAGACCGCCCTGATCTTCTGGCAGTCCAACTTTTGAAGCAATTTCTGCTTTACGTTGGATAATTTCATTTTTCGCTAACATTAAATCAAGCAATGCAGCATTAGCCTGTGGTGAATTTTTTAAACTACCCAAGCTATTTAACATTCCAGCATATTCTATGTCAGATGTTGACCCTGACCCCTCAACACGCAATTGCGGTGCAAGTTGTGTGCGCAAAGATTGAACCGCCGCACTGACATCCGTAGCCTCTGGGAACAATTCCAGCAATCTACCTGTAATTGGGCCATTTGGAGCGACCTGATACAGTTGTTTCAACGCATTAATCGTTAAATTATTTGCACCGGCTTGACCCGCTTTTTGTTGTATCTTCGCAAACTCTGTACCTAATCTTTCGTATTTCTTTTTGAAAAATTCATCTTCTGCCCCAGCAGCACCGCCAAGATTTATTGTTTGGCCGCTATTGGCAAATTTTAAAGCTTCTTCTTGCGTCATTCCTAACTGATTGACCGCATATTCATAAGCTTGAACTTTGCTTGGTTGTTTAACTTTACCAGCCGCCAACATTGCCCTAGCATTTGCAGCAGCTTCAGTTTGACGCAATCTCTCGTTAGCCTGAACCTCACCAAGATATCCTGAAAAGCCCTGAGAAGCGTCCAGAGCGCGTGATTGTACCGCTTGCAGATAACGTGCTGCAACTTGATCGCCCGCATCAGCGCGCTTCTGAAGCTCTGCTATAGTGCGGTTGCGAGCCTGACCCTGCATTCTAGCTTGACCAGACTGCATCATTTGCTGCCGGTAATTAGCAGATTGTGGGTTCATAGGATTAAGAACAGATGCCGCCATGCCCAAACGGTTTGCAAAGTTTAAGCCGGTTTCCTCATCTGGACGCCTTACACGATCAAGTAAACCTAATAGGCCGCTTCTAGGTGCTTGGTTTGGGTTCATACTCATCTAAAAATCCTCTAAGCGAATTGACCAGCCGCCATAAGATAGTCAAGAAATCCTGCGTTATAACCTTGCTGCTGACCCTGCAAGTTAGGCACACCAGACATTGCGCCCAAGAACGTAGCCAATCCCTGCTGCGGAGCGCCAGTATATCCCGCATATTGTTGCTTTCCAGCGTTTATAAGATCCTGCATCATTTGACGCTGCTGCTGGCCCTGCTGCATTTGCTGCTGCTGTATTGCCTGACCGTAACCAAAAGATTGCTGACCCATGCCAGCCAATTGACCCGCTGCGCCTAGCTGACGATTTAAATCTGCCTGAGAAGCTCCTAGAGCCGTTTGGAAGCCCTGTTGCCGCATTCGGGCAGCTGTGTCAGCCATTTGCTGATTGTAGCCCTTCAGCGCCTCTCCTGTTGCTATACCGTGCCGCGAACCACCAAAAGCTCTAGCTTGCTGCGCTTGCGCATCTAATTGGTTTAAGCCCATTTGCGCTTGTGTTCCTACATCGCGCAATGATTGCTGAACCACTTGAGTTTCGTAGGGGTTTTGATAAGCGCCCATGCCGCCAGCCGCAGTTTGCGTAAGACCCTGACCAACTCTGCCCATTGCCGCACCCTGCGCACCAGCCGCAGCCGTGTAAGGGTTCATAGCCGGTTGAGCCATTTGTGGATTTGCACCGCCCGCCATATTACTTTCCCCTTCTACCGCCGCCTTGCATCTCTAATGCAACAGGCTGTTTTTCTATTGTCCGTTCTCCCATTTCACCCGTCATAGGATCAATGAAAAAACTATTATAATAATCGGCTTGCGCTGGGCGTCTTGTTCTCAATTCACCGACTGCTTGTTCAAAGATTGGCGCTGAAGAATAACCCATAGCTCCACCCTCAAATTGAGTAGGCGCAGGAAGATATTGCTGACCGCCAGATGTGGGCATACCGAATGCGCTTGCCATAACATCAGTGCCTTGAAAAGAAGCTTGCTCTAATGGCGACATGGCCGCAACATCTGGCCCATAAAAAGGCGTATAAGGCATTGCCGACAAGTCGCGGCCCATTCCTATACCTTGCTGATAACCAGTTTCTAAAAACTTAGGAACTGTTGGTTTTGTTGTAGATGATCCACCGCCACCAGACATTTTTAAAACTCCTTAATAAAGTTTGCGTGTAGCATTTTCCAATTTAACGGCGCTAACGGTTTTTTCCACCCTAAACGGCCCGCCATGATCGCAGCTTCGCAATCTTGTTCTTTTGCCCATGCCTTAACATCATTGTCCATGTCTAAAATCTGATCCAATTCGCCACCAGCTAAGAATATGTTTAAAACTCGCTTCTTAGGATATACCACAATTTCAGTAACAATACACCCCTTGGGCGCGGGCCATAGCTGCATACGGCCATCCGCAATGCCACTAGCTATATCTTCCCATTCATGTGTGCCGCCACAATACTCTAAAGCATCCTCTATCCAAGGCTTGCAGCGCTCTAATTGGTTTACATAAATGTCCTTCATCCGTGCAGCCTCGTAATCGCTAAAGTTGACGCGGGGATTGCTGGCACCGGCGAAGACGCTGCGGTGTAATTCAGAAAGCCACTTGTGCTGTCAATCATGTAATTCACTTCTAAGTAGTCATTTGCCGCAACAGTGAATATCTGTGTGCGCGATGTGACCAGCGTGGCGTTGTTCTGGTGTAGCGCAGTCGTTAGCGCGCTGTTGGCTACGTTTGTTCCGTTGACGCTGGGCCAGAAGTAGAAGTGAACCGTGCTGGCTGATGTCGATGATATTTGCGCGGAGAACGACACGACATATTCGCCAGCCTCTTCAAAAACAATCCTTGAAGCTGGCGTTCCCTGTGTTATTCCGTCGTTGCCGGTGGGAGCATCGTAAGTCAGCTTGTACGCTGTGTTTGCTGCTACCGGCACGACATCAGCCGTTTTCATAAAGTCAGCGTGACCATCTTCCAGAACAATCTGCCGAAACTCGCCATTCTTCGACACGACAGGGTAGCCGTTCACGTTGTCCCATAGGATGACGCCGTTTTCAGACGGATTATCCGTTGATGTTTTAAATCCAAGCTTTGCTAGGTTTTGCTGCAAGTATATTGTTAGCTGACGCCCCCACTGGCGCAAGTCTGGGCCAATAGGGGGTAATACTGGAACCGGCATTACCTACGGCCCCCAGCTTTCATATCAATTCGCATGTTGCCGACCCTAAAGTCAGATAAGATCGCTCCATCAACCCGCATACGAACTTGCCGCCCAGTAAACCTTACTGATGTTGGGTTTGCAGTTGTGAATGGCCCATGACTTGTTTCAGCGCCATTTGGATAAAGCCGTGTCTTAAACGTGACGTTGACATCTCCCTGCGTTTTTTCATCAGGAATAAGCTCAGTAACACGCGCAACTTGATCCCCAGCACCAATAGATATTGGCCCGCTTTCTGCAAAGATTGATGAGCTATCTACGTTCAACCCAACCTCATGCTCATAGATGTCGCTGTCTGCGTTGTGACCCGCCATAAATGGATAGCGGAAAACACCGCGCTGAACGCCAGCAGTGCGAGACAGGTTGCCAATTAACCAATGGCCCTCTTTGTAGTCGTAAGCAACATAGCGGTCTACTTCAGTAGACGTTCCAGAGCAGTAAAACCACCAAACTTCACCATACTGACCATTTGCGAATGACCAGACTTTTGATTGCTGCGCTGGATTAAAGTCACCAAACACATAGTCGAAGACATCGCAGGGTATTTCCTGAACGCTGTTTCCGTCAAACCTAAAGAACCCGCGCTGCCCCATCCAGAACACGCCCATATCAACATCAGACGCAGCCTTGCGGGATATGGCCCCACATGATGTGCCCACGCGCTCAAAACCATACACATAAGGCGGGCCAAGGTATCGCGCTGTGTGGGCTGATGTATCTGTCAAGATAAGCGTCTGGCCGCGTGTTCTAACGCCCTGCATGATCTGGCCGCTGTCGGCAAGCTCAATGTCACCAGCCTCATTTGTAGCTGCTGGCGTCCATACTGTGTTGTTTTCACGATCACACCATGAAATCTTACGCGGGTTGCTCCCGCTACCCAAAGCAAAAATAAAACGCTCTTCTGTTACGACTAAGCCAAGATTTCCGGTAGGGGCATTTGCAATCGGAGCCGCCTTTACTGCTGGATTTAGCTGCCACTCGAGCAAGCGCCCGTCATCTCTGTTGGTGGCAACAAGATATTCGCCCCAATTATCTATATTCCACTGCGTAGCTTCTTCTGGAACGGCGTTAGCATTTTGCTGGATTGGCGTTCCATAGAAACCATCGCCATAGAAGCCGTAGCCGTATCCCGTTTCAACCTCTGCGTCCTCGCGGCCAGCCGTTAAGTCTGTTGGCGCAATGTCATACACGGTTCCGTTGCCTGTCATCGCGACTAGCTCGTTATAAGAACCGCCAGCCACATAGGCAGTGCCGTTGTTTGCTTCCCATGTGTGCATTCCTCTCACGACATTCGTGCAGAACGATGTCTTGCGCTCCTGCCAGCCTCCGATTGGGCGTAAGCTGTTGTCACGCCATCTGACCAAGCTACCATCACGCCACCGGCCAGACTGCTCAAGGTCAGTACCGTTTCTGTAGAAACCGGCGGGGATGTCGAGGGGAACCAGCGTCATGTGTTTATCTCATAATAAGTTACAAATATAGCGCCGCTAGATCCGTTTGCAGAAGACCCTGCACCGCTCTCAGACGCAGAGCCGCCTGAGCCAGCGCCATAATTACTACCCCCATCAGATGCACCCGCAGCGCCACTAGAGTGCTGCACACCAGCGCCACCTCTAAACGTAGCGCTTACGTTAGAACCCCACTCAGAAGGCTTTGTCGGCGCGTCAGTTGTTTGTGATTTTGCGTAACCAGATTGATTGACTATATAGCCATTTTTACCACCAGAGCCTAAATTTGGGCTACCACCGCCGCTAGCGCTTGACTGATCACCGCCAACAGAAAGCGCTGGCCCAGCACCACCTGAGTAATTGCTTTCACCCCCAGCGGCCCCACCACCTGATGACCCAGAGCAAGTACCCCACGAACTAATATTAGTGGTAGTTGATGCTTGCCCAATGGCTGATGTTTGCCTTCCACCAAATCCTCTTGAGCCGCCATACCCATAAATCGTGGCACCAGAGCCATTTGGGTTAAAGGTTGTAGTACCCCCATTTCGGCCTGAGATCGCATATCCACTATTGGCAGGATAAGAAACACCCGCAGCGCCGCCGCCAATTCCAATGCTAGCAGAGGTGACCCCATGATCTTGAACTGAATATCGGCGAAATGCTGTACCACCCGCACCGCCACCAGAGGCAACCTTTTCACGCCCACTGTCAGTTGAATGACCACCACCAGAACCACCACCGCCAACAGCATATACATTATACTGCACACAGCCTGATTGCGCTGGCGACCAAGAAGACCCACTAGCAATTGTCTGCGTAGATCCCTTTTTTCTTAATATTCTATTTTTGCTGCGAAAATTAGAAACTGATATAGCGCTACCTGAAGATGGTAAGCTGCTTGGCACTGGGCCAGTGCTGCCGCTTAAACTGCCACTCAGCGATACAGCGCCCGACCGGCCATAATATGATCGCAACTCGCTCATAGATATTGCGCCGCTGGCGTGACCAAAATTATCTATAGAGGTAATAGTCATTACGCACTACCAAATGCAGTTACATCGTTTTCTACAGTCAGCGCACCAGAGCTAGACAGCGCAAAACGCGCCGTGCCGTTGTACGAAAACTTTAAACTAGATCCAGACTGCGAAATCGTCCAATTGCCAAGATCAATGGTTGTGGCGTTGACCGTCGTAGAATTTAATGTCGTGATTGTAGCTGAAGCATTAGACCCCCCCAGCTTGCCGTTAAGCTGCGTTTGAATATTGCTCGTAACGCCATCCGTGTAATTAAGCTCTGCCGCTGATGCAGTAACAGCAGTGCCGCCGACCTTCCAGCTTCCTTCTGTCAAATCTGGGGTGCTTGCGGTATTACCGTTCAGAACATCAACAACGTCATCAAGCGCCGTGTTGACCGTGGTTCCCCATGTATTCTCTGAGCCGCCAACGGTAGGTTTGGTTATGCTAATCGTCATTTAATTGCCTCGCGCTTTTTTGCACTATATATCATTTTGCCAGCAAACACTATGCTGCTTCCTGCTCTGTCCAAGCCGGTGCCGTAGACCCTTGCTCAGTCCATGTCTCCGCGCCAACCGCTTGATCCGTCCATGTCTCTGGCCCGACTGGCTCAACCTGCCACTTAAACCGCGCTGGGCCGACAACCGGAACGCCAGCCGTGATCTCTGCGCCCGAAAGAACATGGTTTACGGTGATCGCGCTGTTGTCGATAGTCGGAGTGCCAGCCGTGATTTGTGTCGGGATAAGCGCGTGAACGCTGGTAAGCGTTGGTTGTGAAATCGTTGGAGCGCCAGCAGCTATTCCATCTGCCGCCAAGGCGATGTTTTGCGCCACGCTTGGAACGCCCACGACGGGGCTTCCCGTAACAATGTCTACCGGCGCAAACGAATAATCTTCTGCAAGTGTAGCCGCCGCAACGGTTGGTGCGCCAGCCGTGATGTTGTCGGCGGTAAGCGCGAAGTTTTCAATCGCAAGCCCACTGTCTGCCAGCGGCGCAGATGCGAGTGGGCTAAAGCCTAACATCAGTCTGCCTCTGCAATCGTTAGTGTGCCAGCCTCAACCTGACGCATGATTTCTGCGTAGTGGCGGTTGGCTGGGTCACCTAATGGGACGAATAGCTCTTGTCCGTCTATGGTGGCTTTGATGGATGAGTTATTGCCCGACATTAGGTCCGTAACGTACTGGGCTGCTGTGATGTTCATATTATTCATTACTACAACTCCGCATCAATAAGTAGCGAGCATTCAACAACACCAGATGTTTGCGTGTAGCTAACGCACGCATTCCCAGCCGATGAGCCAGACATGGAACCCAAGTCACTATCAAAGTTAAATGACGAGTTATTTGCCCAGCCATTTTGTAATTGGCTCTGCACAACACTCGCAGTTCCAGTGCCATTATAAACTCTAAGCGTTCCACTCAATGTGACTGATGGAGTTGACCTTTTTTCAACCTTAAAGTGACACCCCATGCGACGAGCCGTTTGGGTAGAGGTTTCTACGCCACGAAACATTGGGTCATCAAGTTTTTCAAAATAACGCTGGCACTTTGCCAATGTCTCCCCGTAGCTTTCGTCGTGCGGGAAGTCGATAGCACTGTCACCAACATTCAGGCAGACGCCTGTGATTTGCCATGTGGCGTTTAGCGTTGATGCTACTGGGTTGGTGTATGTTGTCGTAAAATTGGAGAAATTAGTTGTACTATTCCACTGATTAACCGCACCCCCAGTATAATCAGAGCCATACTCAAGGCCCAATCTAAGTTCTAGACCTTTATTAATTCCAGAAGGCCATGACCCATCTGTAACTGGTTGGATTTTAATAACATGTCGCTGCCAAACATTTGCCTCAGTTACATTATATGTAGCTGCAAAAGAGCGTGTTCCACCATTTGAAACGCCTATTGGCAACGTGCCTGTCGTTGAGCATTTGATGTAAAAGCTTAAAGTTATAGGTTTGCAAGATGAAGTTCCAAGTCCTAAATGATCTACATCATTACCCTCAAAGTGGTATAAAAACTGAGTGAAATCTCCAGCAGAAGGGCTAGAACTAGCTGCCGTTGTTATTTGAGCTTTCAAGGACTTGGGGCTAACACCAACAACGCCATCACTTTCTTGCGTAGCTGTAATTCTAGCAGCGGTTAGATTATACTGATACAGTACTCTGTCTAACAAATAATCACCGCTTGCTGGACTAACAAAATTAGTTCCCCTCTGGCTTATAGTCATACCACCGTTAATCACCATGTTGGTGCCAGTGATAGCGCCATCATCAACCTGATTGCCAAGATCGGCTAGTTGCCTTGCCTTGCTCATAGCTTATTCTCCCAATAGGGTAGCCAAATCCAATGCCTTCAGCGCATCAGGTGTGCTTGCAGCATCAATGCGAGCATCGTCTGTAATGTCACGCAGCGTTGCCTTCTGTGCGGCAATAGCATCAGCGCCCGTGCCAGCTTCCAATGCCTTCATGTACTGCACATCCAAGTCAGCCAAGCGAGGCGCACGTTCTGCCCGTAGATTGTCCTTGTGGATAGCCTTTGCCGCTGTCATGTCTACCTCAACAGCATCGCCATTGAACTGCCATGCGCCACGGAATGTGCGGTCTGTAGGTACGTTAAGTGAAGATGCCTCACGGACATCACCGTTGATATTGATGTAAGTGGTCATGCTGCCATCTCCATTTCTTGGTTAATCTTCCACGCATTGCGGAAGCTGCGATCCGATGGGATCAATTCGACAGGGACAATCTTTAGGACTGACCTGTTGCCTTGGTAATCACGCCAGACTTGTGGCGGGATGTCTTTCTGAATGAGGTACTCAATAGCCTCTTCTTCTGTCATTGCACCGATAGGCTCTGCATACGGGTGTTCCTTTGGCTGTCCATCAGGAACGTCACGGTCACGCAGGTATGTGTCAATCGGTGGCAAGATGT